CCTTTCACAAATATCAAAAGAGAAAGTGAATGCTGTTAAAAATGCATATTTTACCTCTCTCCTCATAAAAGGGAATGTATTTTTCGCGCGCAAAAAAAAGAGCATAAAAAAAAGAAGAACCTAAGTAACAAGATTCTTCCTTAAAATTTACCAATCACATCTAAATACATTAGACTTACCAAAGAAGTGTCTTTCAGCTAAGAAATCCTTTAATGTTCCCGTATAGCATATTACATACTGATCAGAATTTGTTATTTCTAATACTTTTTCTATTTTAGCATTTCCGCAATAACTTCCAACCAATGGTAACCACTGCTCGAAATCACTTTGTTCTTTTCTTAATTTTGTACAATACTTCATAATAAATACCTCCATTCATTTAATGATTGTTTCTCATAATACAGCTTGCAAATTTAGCGTAAAAAAAACAGAGATACTTAACAATACCTCTGTCTCATGTATGTAATATACTTTTTAAGCTTCTTTCAAATATACTTCACCATTCTCTTTAACATAGTATTCCCTTGCCGATAAAGTCTCTTGTAATGTTTTTCTAAGAGACTTTCGTATCGCCGATTCTTCTCCATTATATAAAGAGTCCACTAATTCTCCAACTAAATTTTCATATTGTGACTTATCCTCTTTTTTTAGCAATCGCCCTTTATAGTCATTAAGAAATTTTTTTAAAGCACTAAAACTGCTAAGAATCCTTTTTTCACATTTATCAATATATGATGTTATCTCTTGCTCTACATATTTGATAAATTCAACATCATAATTTTGAGAGAAATAAGTCTCAAGCACACTACTCATGCCATACAATTGAATAGATAGCTCTAAACTTTCCTTTATTTGAAATGCATTCGTCACTAATTCATCTATACTTGATTTGCTATTTATTGTGGAATCTAGATCACACATATAAAATTCAATATCTTTCATAGCAACTTTCTTTGCATCTTGAAGACTTGCTATTGTCGCAACTCTCTGCTCATTATGTCCCATAATTGAAGAATAGTTTTCATACGCATATTTTATAAAACTTACTTCTGATAACAGTTCTGCTTTTTTATCTCCATACAAAAATTCTAAAATTTTATCCATACTTTGATTTATCATTTGTAATTCAGAATTTATCTGTTTTATAAAATATTGACTAGAAGCTATTGCCATTGCGGAGAACGCACCTAACATAGCGGCTTCTATATTCATCGAATAAAGAGATGCCGTACCACCAATATGACCAGAAGCATCTAACCATGTACTAGATACTCCACCTTGCTTCAATGACATTAAAGTGTTGTTAATTCCATCTGGAAATCTGAGAATATATGCATTTGCCATTGTGCTACTAGCAACTGCTGTTGGCATATGCTGGAGTGCGGCACTAATTTGTTTTTTCTGATTATTTGTCAATGAAATTTTAGTAAACCCTCTGTCAAAATTAACTTCCTGTTTTACTGGTTCTAACTGAAAATCATTTTGCAATGTCATCATTTGTATTGTATTATCACTTGATTCGTTCATTTCCACTCCTCCATATATCCAGAACATCAATATGGAAACGCAAAATAAAAAGTGCGCCCCATCTGAGAGACGCACCGAAAAAGGCATCTCCCATTGTTGCCACACAATCTTGCTTTCCGTCTAAGGGTACAAGTAAAGAGAGAATACACTTTTTACCAAAGTCATTCCCTTAAACGTTTAGCAATATATGATTGTGTGGCTCTTAAATTATACCATAGCTGAAACTAAATTTAAAGTCGCTTCTTGAGCTGGAACTACCTTCTTGGACAAAAACCCAAAAATTTTTGCTAATTATATATATTTATTAAACTTTTCTTCACATTAGAGTTGAAAAAAAAGTGGGTTTTTGACCAAAGTTGGATATCCAAGAATTCGGAACCCGCATAAATACTGGGTTTGCGGGCATTCGGTCTATGGACAAAAACGTTTTAAAAAGTGGGCAGAAAACCCAAATTTTTGACCAAAGTTGGATATCCACTAAATATTTTTCGCACTTTTGCCCAAATTTTTCAGTCTCTGCCCGTTTTTATTTTTTCAAAAGTGGGCAGAAAATGACCAAAAATGATTAAATGGATATCCAAGAATTCAACCAATTTTTATCAATTTACCCGGTATGTCTCAGTAAATTATGCTGCATTCTTAGTCCTCTTCTTAGAATTTCAGCCTTTGGCATACCATATTCAGTCGATAATTCATCTAAAATCGACTCCTCACTGTCCGACAAACGCAATCTATACTGCTTATTTTTTACTTCTCCGTCGTCTCTAGGCGGTCTTCCACGCTTATCCACCTGCAAATTTACCTCCAAATTTTAAAAATTTCTTCTGTGATACGGCATATTTCTGCGGAATATTGGAATATATGTATACTCTGCACGAACGTAAAAGTCCCTATGACATCGATAATCTGTTACCTTTATAGGCTTTCCAGGCTCAACGACTTTAGATAAGCTTCCGAAAAGTTCCCTTAATCGTTCGGCAAATTTCCTCATAACCTCCTTAACTTTTTCCCACACATCACATAATGTCTGTAAAATATCATCATATTCCATATCCATTATAAAGCCTCCTTTACATCATAAATACGACTTAATGACACTTTTGTGATTTTTCCATCTTTTTGAACCATTGCGTAATCTACGCCCAAAAATCCAGCTCCAATCTGCAATAATTCATAAGTATCAGTATTTAATTTACATTTGCTACAATCATCGACCACGTTACACATTTCCTGAGTAGCTAAACAAGCGGAACAGGTCGAGCGATCTGGTCTTACTTTACATATTTTCATATAGTTACCTCCAAATTTTACCCGTTTTACAGTCTTTTATAGTAATTCTTCCTTCAATATGAAATCCAGCCAACTCACATATAGTAAATATAGTATTTAAAAGCTTGTGAAAACGTTCTTCATCTTCTGGTGATGTCTTACTTTCAATCTGTGCTTTCTCTGCATTATTTATTGCACTATACGCAGTTGGGTCCGGATAACCTTCTGGATTTCTGTAACCGAACCCACTAATCATACGCATTTACTTCTCCTTAATTTGCTATTTCTTAATTTGCTATTTCTTATTTTCCTTTTCTAAGTCCAGTAATTCCGTAAAGCTCTTATAATCAATCAATACACCTTTGTCTATCAAAGCTTTTGAAACTTTACCAAGCGTCTCCATCTTTGACTCATACTCAAAACTTTCTAAAATTCTAGTTGTAAGTGTGTATACCAAGATAAACACCGCAAATAACAGTATTAAAATAGGTAATAACTCATTAATTGTCATCTTTCATTTCCTCCGCTTCCTTATCGATTAAATTTTTCCATTTACACTTCTTGTTTGTACCATCACCATGAATATCATAGCAATCCTCAATATTACAGCCGATGCACTCATCAATTTCGCCACATTCATTTCTACTAGGTTCAAAGAATATGTAGTGAACAAAATTCCACCATATAACTAATCCAATGGCGAATGACGGTATCACTACAAATATAATAAGTAGTGCTACACAAACACCAAAAAACTTTGCTAACATCCCGTATCCTCCCGTTGAACATTTTTTCTATGTAATGAATTTAGGAACTCTTTTACAGCCTCTTCTGAATTGTTATCAATAACGACTGTTGTGTTTACTGGCTGCCCACTTTTGGCAATACTCTTCAAACTCGCATCTATAGACTTTAGAGTTTTTAATATATCAGTATCATACTTATCATGTGTCATATTGTTTCGTTCTCCTTTCCGTTATGCCATAATTTCTTATCTGATAAATCCCACTCAAGAGTTGCTCCGCATAAGGGGCACTTTTCATCAATCTTCTTAGCTGAGTGCTGTACCTCTCGCCCACAAACACAATATCCATAAATTACAGCATTGATATGAGACTTCCAGTAGTCTTTTACTATAACTGTCAAAATATCACTCCTTACCCATAAGACTTCCTCTATATTTCATAAAATCGTCAAGTTCTTTTTCTGTAGCTTTCCGCTTATTACATCCATCCACGCAAGTATCACAGGAAATCCAACTTGTAAGCATAGCCATATCGCATCCATCACACGGATCTGGCTTCTTATGAAATATCTTTCTTAACCACTTCAGCATTAATGCTTGTCCCCATATCTTCCAATGTTCTTATATTCTGTATAGACTTTATTCTGGCAGTAATATAAATTGTAATCATTCTGCTCTATATACCACCACAATTTTTTATGACCAGCTTTTAAATATTCGTAACAGTAATAGGTCTCTTGATAATGATTATCTACCATCTGTCTGAAACTAAGCTCGTCAATATCATCTGAATTCGCACAAAATACAGCTATACGATTAATAAGATCTTCTGTAAAATTCTCGGTCACTACAAACACAACCCTGACGATTGCACAATTTTGTCGTTTGATACTGTATAACTGCTCTAAGCTATGTAAGTGGTACACTACCCTGTCAAATGCATCATATGGTGCTCCAGCAACATTAGGTAAACTCGTATGAAGTTCTATGTTTAAATCTTCTGTAATTTCAAAAAATTTATCATACCAGTCCTTGTGTTCACTATAATGCCATAATGGGTCTCCACCTCCAGATAAAGAAACCCAATTACACTGATTCCTTACAATTTCGAGCCACAATGAGTCCAAACCATTAATTGTTGTTCTAGGAATATCTAGGTTGTTATTCTTAACGATGCAATATGGACAAGTATAGTGACATCCAAAGTTGGTGATAATACTCATATATTTATCATTCATTATTTTTCTCCTCTTTCACAATTCCATGGTGCTGGAAATAATGCTTTTATATAAGGTGGTATTGCGGCTTCTGTAATTAGTTCAGAATATGGAAGCTCTTCAATCCACTCGCAGAAGTTTCTCCATTCGTCCAGCTTATGATCTTTGCGAGATTTATAAATATTTGCCAGAACTTCATAATTCATCATAACATTACGTGTCTGGTTATAACTGCTCGGAAGAAGCTGAATCATCTGCCACCAGAACTTTTTGTCTTTTGTTTTAAGATAAGCTTCTCGGTTCGTATTTAATACTCCAATAGTGATTATTAAAGCATCCAGAGGAGAAAATATTATCGGGCATTCAATCGGTCCATTTTTAGGCGGGTCTTTATACCAGATAGCATCGTTATTATCTCCGATCCAGTCTGAAATCAAATGTTCACAACTGAAATCCTCAAGTCTAAATTCCTTAGCCTGAATCTTATGCATGGTACTGCAACTATTAGCAACAGTGCCAACCTTGTAAGTATCAAATTCTTTCCACCAATATAACGGTGCTGTAATTCTCACATACACCGGCATCATCCTCATAAATTTTCTATGATCTGTACCAGCATTGGATAAGCGCTGCATTAGAGAGTGGTCGTTAGGTCCTATCTCATATTTAACACCTGACATATCGTGCCATGATTCGTATTTAATTTCACTATCACTATCGCTCTTCTCCCATGAGTTCATAGGATTACGCATACCCTCAATAATAAACTCCATCTGCTCCGGACTCGCCAGAACTACGTGCTCTAATTTAATCATTTCTTATTTATGATCTCCTTTCCATATATCAACTCTTTTTCCCAAAAATTTTGCGTATGCTATTTCATATTGCGTCCCTTCTCCACAAGTTCCGTCTTTATGAGGAATAGCTACAATCCGAGTTGAATCTTCAATATTTTTAAAGCAATACATAATCAAATTTTCTTTATTTTCATTTGGCTGTTTTCTAACCATCGACACAGAATACCCAAGTCTAAGATAATATAAAGCCGCCTCTTCGATGGTATCTTCCCTAGAAAGCGTTCCTATAATATGAATATCACTCATATTTTTACCTCCTCTCTTCCAAATTTTCCATATCGCTTACTGTGCCACTTCCTTTCACAATTCCACGAAATTCAACCACTTCTTCGGAGAGGCTGACAAAATATCTTTTCCCTTGATATTCCACAATATCTCCGAAGTAGTTGATATCCATTTCTGGTCGTGAAGCATATGCAAGAACATTAATTTTTGTAGTTAGATTCACTATCTTTTCCTTTCTCTATCCATCTTCACATCAATTGCTTTCTGCATATCTTCTGGTGAGATATTAAAAATGGACTCCAGAAGTTTCAAGCAAATATAAGCATCTGCCATTTCTTCTATGAGTCCAATTCTGTCACCATAACCTCTAATTTGTTTGCTAACCTGCTGTGTGAGTTCTGCAAATTCCTCCATAGCAATAGTGCAATTCAATTTCCAAGGTCTCTTATTTATGCTATTTCGTATAGCTCGTCTCTCTTTATCAGAAAGTTCGATATTACTATTTAAACCTTGAATAAATCTAGTTCTGTTCATTCTCCGGCTCCTCTCTGAATTTTTCTTCTTCCATCTAATCTAATTTGCTTGAAGCCTGCAATAGACACAAACAAAATACACTGAGAATAGATCCAAAACCAAATCCTAAAAGGAAATTAATCATTCTTTTCACCAGCTTTCTTTAATTGCTCCGCAGCCTCTTTTCTTGCATCATATTTGAAAATATCTATCTCTTCAAACTTATTATCTTTCTTAGCAAAGAAGCGGTTAATTTTAACCTTTTCACCGTTTGGAGTAATCACATAAAATACACCAACTGTGTCAAAGTCTACATTTTTTTCTGTATCATATAAGAAAGATTCACAATATACATAAAATGGTTTAGTTGACGGTACATAAGGCATACTAATAGGAAACATCTCATCCATAATCTTGTCAGCTAATCCGCTATGATATGTACTGTTCGGATCATGAATGCTCACACATACAGCCCTTGCTACATCGTTGTAACTAATTGAGCCGTCTTCTTTAACATGCTTGAACAGAGAACTCATTCGTTTGCACTGAATTGATTTCTCTCCATTTTTCTCAAAACTAGCACCGGCATCCCAAATATCATCAGTATCTACAATTGGCATTAATGGCTTTCCTGCAATTAAGCGGTTAAGAATATTTCTAGTAATTCCAATAATACTCATACCACTATATTCATCCTCCATAAGACTGTCAAATGCCTTTAATGCACTCCTGTAGCAAGCACATCCATACTTAGAAAATCCGTCTCCGTCATCGCCAGATTTCTCATGTTCGCAAGCCAACTTTACTTCATTTTCAGCCCATAAATCCATAGATGTCTTTTTTCTGCAAGAATATAAAGATACATTCCTGTCATCGATATAAACATTCGCGAATATCTTTCTTGTATCTCCACCGAACTCTGTAATAATTTCCGGAAGATTCTCATTAACAGCGTCAAAGATAAGTCCTTTCTCTGAACACCAGTCAACAGCCGCCTTTGTCTGCTCCTCGTTTCTACAAGTCCAAAGAATAACCTTATCCCCATTCAGCTGGCAATTCATAAGGAAGTTAATAAGTTCCATGTTCGGCTCACCAATCTCCGGGTATTTGTTCTCGCATAAAGTTCCATCAAAATCTACTGCAATAATGTTCTGTTTCATTTATTTTCTCCTTTCAGTTTTCAATCCATTCGTTATCGATATAGTAAAAACCAAATACGCATAGTCCGATAACAATTATCCAAATCACCCAGAATAACCATAGTTCCCAATCGCTTTCCAAATAATCGACGATATCACCATCGTACTCATAGTTCTTGTCCGGCTCCGAAGCATACGTTAAGATGTTTATTTTTGTCGTTCTATTCATAGTTCCTCTAAATATCAAGCTCCAGGTTGCATGGCTGATTGATCCGCATACTGCAATGCCTGAAGTTTTTTCTTCATATTGTCTAAAATATACTCGACTGTGATTTTCGTTGTCTGCGCCAGTTTTATATACTTAGAATGTTCCTCGTACCACTTGAATATCTCATAGAGATTTCCACTCTGCCAACTGAATGACCACCAATCACAAATCATCCCCACAATATAATCGTATGGCATTTCAAGAATGGTCTCTAATTCTCCATTTTCCATATCATCATGAATAAGTATCCAATACTGCCAGTGATGTGGGTTTCTATGAATGTGTGTAAGCCATGCCCTTTGATAATCCTGGACAACTTTATAAGACCTGTTATTTCCATAAAAATATGCATCGTATGCGTTATACTCGTCTTCTTCGTCCTTCGACTTATCGTGAGCAAACTCAATCTGCCAGACTGCATCTGAAATATCATTCGTAACATCTGGCAAATTCTCACATAGCCAGTCAAATCCTCTTTTAACATTAGCCCTATGATTTGCTAAATATTGGTCGTACTGGAAGCTCATTTTTTCACCGCCTTTTTCGTAATCAACTTTTCAAACAGATCCTTAGCTTCCGGACCGTCAATTGCATTGACAATAGTTACACCTTTATTCGGCAACTGTCTTCCGACACACAGCACACCTTTATTGGTTTTGTCATTATAGTCAATGCTTACTAAAACTGTATCTCTCATTATTGAATATCCTCCTTTCGGTACTTACTATAGTTAAAGCAGGTTAAACACCTAGGGCATGATGAACCTATACGCAGCACACCTTCATTTTTCCTACTGCATTCGTCATAAAAAATACTTGAATCATACATTTTATCTGGTGTTGTTATAGCTACATGTGTATATCCTTCTTGTTTTCGTTTTTCTAAATATGCAATTACCTTTTCTATTTCTGTACCTTTATTCATTCTTCTCCTTCCAATTTACAGGTCTTTCTGATTGAGTATTGCAGTCATGGTCTAAACACTCACAACAAGGGTCACATTTCTCATCCAAATCTTTATGCTCGCAAGTCTTGCAATATTTTTCAAAATCAACTTCTAAATATACATTTTCCATAAAGCACCTATCCTTTATATGGTATCTGTTCTACATCTCCGCCAGGAGTAGTGACTGATTGCATAAGCTGTCCAGTTGCTTCGTCGAAATATATATTGTCCATAGCGTTGTTCCATTCATCAAACTGTTCAGAAATATCGAACCCTTTTGTTCGTCTGAGATTGATAAGTTCATCGTGAACAACCCTTCTCCAAGCTCTGGCAATTTCTTTTCTACTCTGTGAAAGAATACTATACAATCCGTGCTCATTTACAAAACTTACAGATCTTCTCTGACCTGCAACTACCATTGGTAGGTTCAGCTTTTCATCAGCCTCGCACATATCAAGCATTCGCCACGTATTTCCGTAACTATACTCAATAATATTTGCTATATCTGCTGCCTTGAACAATGGTTTATCCAAATCACCATACACATCAAGAACACTGCTACCTAATCGTATCTGTCCTACTACCTTTACTGAATTGTTTACCATTTTACGTATCTCCTTTCATTAAACGTCTTTTTCTCTTTTAATGCTCTAGCTATGGCTGTATCTATTCCAGAGCGAGATTTTAAGTGATAATAATACAAGTCTTTAAATGGTGTATTCATCCTGTCAATTCTTCCTGCTGACTGAGCCATTATTTTGTAAGAATAATTTTGCGAGAAGAATATAATTGTATCTGTTGTGATGCAGTTCCATCCTTCTGCTCCAGCATTGTACTGAACAAGATAAGCCCATTTATCACTTGTCGGAACTGGTTGATGCTTATGACCGTTCCATTCTGCAACTTCATATTCTGTCAGAATATTTTTCAATAGCTCCAACTCATAATCAAAGTTGTAAAATATAATAGCTTTCGGATGCTTCTCCATAACCTCAAGCAAAGCCACTTGTCTTGACTCATCCATATTTACAAGCTTCCGCCATACATAGCAAAGTCCTGCTGCATTCTGGAGGGGTTCATTTTTATATGGGTCCCATCTATTTTTAGTTACTTCCTTATATTTAATAGTGTCATATCCAACATAAATATCTTCGTGATGCGATACCGTTTCTCGTTTGAAATCCATATTAACAAGAATTTTATTCCGAAGCCTGGTTAAACGTTCTGTATTAAGATACCTGTCAATCTTCGGAAACTTGCTAAATCTGCTATAAACAATATGTTCTCTTGTAAATTCACTTCGATTTTTATAGAACCCATTCGCAACAAAAACCGGTATATAATCTTGCCAAGTGTCCCCGGGTGTGGCAGATAACAAAATCCACTCGTTACTTTTCGCAATCTTCAAGAATGCCTTTACCCATGTTCCGCTTCCAACGACTCTTTGCTCATCAAATATAAAGAAAGCGTCTTTTACATCTGAATACTTCTTTACATTATTCCATGAATCCACAATCACTTTGTTAGAATATAAATTCGCATCATCATGTGTAGACAATAAAAATGGTGCTAATTCCCCATCCCATTCACAAGTATCACGCTTTCTGGCGGTCGTTATAATGTACAAATCTTTAGGTGGGTCGTCCATTGGTTCATAAATATCAGTTCCAATAATTCCACCATTTCGCACATAGTAATAAGCTATTGAAGTTAAGGATTTTCCACTTCCAACACCACCACATAAAATGCAACCTGTTTTCATCCTTTTTATTGCATCTAATTGATAGTCTCTTAATGTAACACCTGCCATTTATTTACCCTCAATGACAAAACCATCCTCAACTTCAACTTCGTATCCAGCACCTATGAGATTTGCTTTAGGTCCGCACAGAAGCAATTTTGTACCGATTTCTTCATCTGATAATTTCTGATATTCAGAATAATATCGTATTATGGAATCCTGCACAGGTTTCGTTACACAAATCTTCGTGCAATCAAATGTGCTCTTTTCTGTAACTTCTATATTGCACATCTCGGCTACATAACCATAAAAAGCTACCAGTCCCTGCTCGCACTTTTTCTGAGAAATTGAATATCTCTTTTTCATATGGTGTCATCCTTTCTTTGTTATTAAAATCTTCTAATTACCCAAATATCTGAAAAGTACATAGGTGTATACCAGTATTTGCTCTTATCGTCATCCGTGGTCATCGGATCTGTTATAGAATTTCCGACTTTTATATAACCGGCTACACCAAGTAAAGAAATTTGTATATAGCACATAAGAGCAACTGTTTCATCAATATCCTGTCCGACAACCAGTAAATGTCTTTGAAAGTTCATCGATGGCGTTGTTTTTTCCATCTTTCTTTTGATAGTATTAATAGCAGCTATAAGGGTTGCTCCTGCTCCACAGCATTCATCCGCAAGAGAAATATAACCTTGCTTTTCCAACTTATCTTGAAGATTATTATCTAAATCGCTAGTAACAACATCTGCCATCAGCTGACAAACTGAATATGGTGTGAAGAACTGACCAGCTGAACTGTTACCAAGTCCTAAATCCATAAACATTTTTCCTAAGAAATCCTGTTCCGGATTAGCGTCCAAAGCCATTGTTGTATATGCAGCCAGTTTAGGAAATATCGTCTGCTCGTCCTTACCGTATCTATGGATGATGCTCAAATATCTTTCCTCCCTGTCTTTATAATGAAATTTATCAAGAGGATTTGATATCGCACACGAAAACATAAATACAAAATCTCTCCAAACATCAAATGGTCTATGAGTTCTCGTCAGTTTATTAAACTCATTCAGAAAGTCTTTTGAATATGTCCCAACCGGCATTTTTTCTGTTTTTATTTCTGCTTTTTGTTTTGGTTCAACCGTTTTCTTCTTATCAATGTTTGATAAATCAATCGTCGGTTCCCATTTCTTTGTCACTTTCTTAACTGGTGGCTTTGGCTTATTAAATGACTTTTTCTTAAAGAACATATGTGTCTCCTTTCAAACATAAATGGGTGCCAACCAATAATCAGCTGACACCCGCAGATTTTAATAGAATGGAATCTCGTCCTCTACCGGAGATTCTTCTCTTGCATATTTTTCAGCAAACTCATCCTCTTCGATAGTTACATACATCGTCTTAACATATGCCTTAATTCCAGTCTTTCCATTTACTTCCCAGGAATATGGTCTAATTACCAAATCAACATTACTGATTTCAGCGAAATCTAATGCACTGATAGAATCCTCATCTAATTCAGTAGTTGTTCTTCTAGTAACCATATAAATCTTTGGTGGAATGTTCTTGTAACTTACAGCGACCTGAATATAATGCTTTGGTTCATCTCCCTCATCTCTAGGCTCAAGAATTCTTACATTCCATCCGTCACTTGATAACTGCTCAACATCCATGTCATCTTCAATGAGTACACAGAAGTTTCTGTCGCCAGCACGATTGTACTTAGACTCCTCTCCTCTGAAGTTTCTAAACATAATGTGAGCCCCTTCAATTTTAATGTTTCCTACTGCTTTATTAGCCATGACAAAAATCTCCTTTAATTGTTATTTAGTTTCTACAGGTGGATTCATCACCTGACTTGAAATCACTTCTGAAATATCATAATTTTTTTCACAATCCATATGGTATGCGTCGTCATTGAAATGCGGACAGTCAAAGCAAGTTGCGTATTTAGCATCTCCGCAAGGCATAAGCTTTGGTGTATTCTGCTTCTTCTCCGTTATAAATGGGTCATCCGACACAAACATTTCAAAATCGCCATATTGAGAAATAGTATCTACCGCCTCATTCACAAGTTTGTCATAGTAAGACCTGTCAATGTCATCAACTTTATCAAGTTCTCTGACCATCTCAGATTCCAGCCATCTATATCCCTTTGTACCTGTTGCGGCATAATACTTATTGTCTTTCTCACGCATAAGTAATCCGCCACCACATCCGTCTTTTATAGGACAGAACTGTCCAACTTTTCCAATGAAGCGATAATTATGCCCCTTCGCGATAAGTAGATTTAGTCTCTGACAAGTGCTTTCAAATGTCGTATCAGACAGCAATCCTTTCTTGAAATCACTTTCAGCTTTACTAAATTCTTTTTCATATTGAGACACATCCGGTAAGCCCTCATTTAAGTCCAAATATAAAGAACCGCTTACAGACTTCGTTTCACACATATCCTCGAATTTAATATCCTCTTTACTAAAGAGGTTTTTAAATACATAAGGAATCTGAAACTGAGTTCCTGTAGCGGTCCATGTTCCTGGGTTTTCTGGATCATCATCAGCCAATTTTGCAACATACACAGCATTGTTGACCAAACAAATCCTATCAAATATATGCTCTACCTCGAAATCATATCCGTGACGTTTGCCATACCTACAAATAAAATCAAGAATATAATCATCCGGATTTTCAATCTTAATAGAGTCTGTCTTAATGTGAATTACTTTGTATCCCTGTGCTTCAACTTCATGTCTAAGGTCAATCATAAACAATGCTCCTCGCTTTGCTACAATATTATCCTTATTCCTTGAATCTCTGAAAGCATTCATAAATCCTGCGGCTGTTAATCCGTACACAGAATTAATCGCAATCTTCAACGCTTGAGCCAGTGCCTTTGCCTTACCTGTATCATCAAGATATTTGGCTAATGCACCTTCAAACATAGCTCGTACCATATCGAAATCGCCATGCTTAATATGGATACGAATGTCCAAAATATCTTTAAACCTCTTTGTGAAATCTGGTCCCAATAAGCACTCTGATATAGCTGAGTTAGGATGCATCGAACCAACATCTTCTGTTTCTGAGCGTCCGTACATTCCTGGAGCCGCCCATACTTCTCCGCCTTCTCCAACTTCCTCACCTCTGTAAAGGGATTTCCCGTTCTCGAATCTATAGTCTGGGAAATATGGTAATAAACTATCACCTTTTGGTCCGTGGAATGGCTCAGCCATCATCTCCGGCTTTGCCTCTTTTAAGAATTCTAATACATCATCTGGTAATTCCGTAACCGGCTCAGACAAATCCCTATACATAAATTCACTCTGAGGATTGCGATTCTTTCCAAATATAAATTTTGTAGTCAAACTATTGGTAGTATCGTTTACTGAACCATTAGCTAACTCTGCTAAAATCTCTCTGGCAACGAAATCACCAAGATTTGCTTTGAATGTAGCCTCTGTGGCGATAACATCATCATCACAATATTCAGCTACTTTTGTCCAAAGTTCTTCCGGAACAGGTTGGTCCCAAGGAAGTCCAAGCTCGTGGTGCTTTATCTTTTTGCATAATGCTCTGACTTCATCGTCCATCTTCGAATATGGATCATTAGCCTTGTTGCTCAACTCAATTTCCCATTTCTTAAGAGATTGCTTCTTTGAGCAGAAATCATATACATCTGTAAACGAAATATTGTAGGCTTCTCCGAAGAAACAATTTGGACTGTTATTAATAATCTTTTGTGATAAGTTATACAATTGTTCATTCGTATACCCCATCAATCTGGCATACATAATATGATTGTCGTATCGTCTACAGTTGAACCCAACTAATCTAAGCTGTATCAATTCCTCTATTTCGGTCGGTGTTGGGTTAATCATTCTGACAACAGGCTTTCCCTCACCCTCTATTTTCCAGTTGACCAGGAACAGGTTCGGAAATACCTCAATATCATAGAATACAAGCTTTGCATCATCATTTTTTACAGCATTAGAATTTTCTTCTGATTTAAACTGCATCTTGTTGACGAGCTTGATACAATACTCTGCCTGATGAGAGCTGTTCGCTGCAAATGCTAATACCGCATTTCGCATATCTGTTACATCATATTTGAGTTCGCTGCTATGAGCATCCTCCAATATTTTGTATATGAAATCGATACTAGGCTTAGTTCCTGGATGGATTTCCTTATTGAGATTTCTCTTTATAAGTGTCCTAAGTCCTTTCTCGCTTTTTATGGCATCAAAATTTACCATTTTGTCTTCTCCTTTCATTGGTAATCCAGAAGATATAGTAGCTATTGGTAAATTGTTGCATTTTGTTAGTTTTCTTCTTAATGAACTTTTACCAGTAAATACTTTTACCTCTATATGGTCGTCGTAGATTCTGCTTAGCTTAGAAGGGTCTCCAGAATATAAATAATGAAGATGTATTCCTTGACCACTTTTACTCAGTTCTGCATAAGTCGGTGGCAACTTACTAGCAGCTTCCAAATTCTTTTCGAAAGATTTATTTCCTGTTTCGTCCGGAATATCAAAATCTACGACAATGTGATTTTCTGGAACTTTCACATAATGAATTTGTGAGGTATCCAGAGCAGATAATTTTGTTTTTACTTTTTCCCATTTCTGCTGTGGGGTTTCATTTTGTGAAGCATATTGTGCTGGACAATCCGCACATACAGAATCAAATATTGACTCCTGTTCTTTGAACTCTATCTGATAAGTTTTTGGTGTCTCTTTTTTCTTTATTTGAGTATCACTTTCAAACTTATCTGTTCTGAATCCTATGTAATAGCTTCGTACTCTTGAGCCGTCATCAAAATTAAATCTCTCTTGGAAATCCTTGAAATAGTTTTTCAATTCTTCCTGGAATGCCCTTCTCGATAACGGATAACCAACTTTCGCTTCCTCACAGTAATTCTTATACATTTCCCAAGCTGCTTTTAGGGTTGTTCCATCTTCTTTCTTAAACACATAATAAGAATCAGCTATAAAGTTATAGAAATCATTAGATGCACCAAGCATTGAAATTGGAATATAATCATCGTATCTACCAGGATTATCCAAATATATTTCACGGCAATGATAAGCAATCGCACCAAGTTCAAAGCTAACCTGTTTCACAATGGTCTTATATTCCTTTGGATTAAGCTTATTTCCAGATGGAGATACATCAATCAGTCGTCTTATAAGACCGGATTTGGCATCTGTAATACGTACAGGTTTATTAGTTCCCATAAATAAGAAACATTTGAAACGGTTCGCGTATGTTGATTTGAATTTCTCATTTACAGTCATTAACTCATGCGAGACCAAACTGTTAAGCCTTGTATTATCCTCAATCCTTGACAAGTCTCCATCGTGCTGAATAGCCACCAGTGGATTACTTTTAAATGCCTCTAACGCAAAAGAGTTACTACTAGACCCCAATGCTTTCGCATCAAAGACTGAGTAGTAACCCTCAAATAGCTGCTGAATAATATTCAAAATTGTCGATTTACCCGTACCAGCTGCTCCGTATAGTACAAGAAATTTCTGTAATTTCTGTGATTCACCGCATACTATGGAACCGATAGCCCACTCTATCTTCATTCGTTCTTCCGGAGAATATAAAGTGCTAATCAGTTTTTCATATGCTGTTATATCACCCTCTTCAAGAGGATAATTAAGCCGCTTGCTCGCATAATCTTTTTTTGTTGTTTCCGTATTGGAAAATATAAGTTTATCGTCAAGCGTATGAAAACTGTCTCTTAATTGTTTCTGACAGTATTTATGCCAAGAGTCAATCATTCCGCTCTCAGCGTCCCACATATGCAGGACTTTAATATCTGAGTTAAAGCGTTGGCGATTCTCCTCAGCATATCTATCCAGTTCGCGGTCTATAAGTTGTAAAGCATCCTGTTCATCAGTAGACCATAAACCACGTTCTTCTATCCAGATAGCGTAAAAATCACCACCTCGAATCATAAGATCTGTGCTTTTTTTTATAAGGAACTTTGGATAGATTTCTATTGTTCCGCGCTTTGTACTACGCGTTGAAACCACCATAAAATCCAACATCACATTTTTATACTCCTTCCGATTCCTTCAACTCATCAATTTCTTTTCGCAAAGCTACGATTTCCTGCTGCATTCTTTTACTCTCAGCACGCATTGTCAATAGGTTCAAACCTGCAACAACACTAAATAATATTGCAGCCTTATTAAATTTGTGTTGATGCACCAGTGCTTTATAAATGTGTATAAGATGCTTATCTGTAGCATCCATATTTCTAAAAATATAACTTACTAAATCGTTCATAATAAGTAATCTCCTTTCAAATCAAGTAATACTGTCAAGATACCAACATGCCTGATACCAAATTTCCACTTTTCTCAAGTCATAGTGACAATTTTCAAGTGTGAATAATCCGCCTTGCCCATCTGGCTCATACTGCCTCTCTAAAAATCTTGTTACAATATCTTCAACACGATTCTCATTAAATTTTCTGTCATCCATAGAGCCCAGCCCAAGATTAGTAATCATATTCCAGAACCATTGTCCTGTTCTGTCGCCAATCTCTGGGTCGTCCATAATATGTTCCTCTAAACGAATTGAAAGTGCTATTAGCATCTCCAATACGCTACATGGACTATCATCCAGATAATTCGCTATAACAGAGCAGTCATATCCGTTCTCGTATCCAAATCGATAACGTAGTTCAATACCGTCCTCAAATCGATTGCTGTCCATAGTAAGCTGATATGTGAAATCCATATTGTGGAGAAAATTTAATAGCTTTCTATATGATAATTTCTTCGGATATTTTGTATCACATACCAGACCATACATCCAATCGAAATAATCAAATTTTAATTCGTCTCTGGTCATTACATCTCCGTTCTATGTGGCTGAGTTTCAAAAATTTCCTGATAGTTTCTCTGGTCTAACAGAATTTCATAATCGCATTTCTTGGCATCGTTTCTAACATAAACGGAGTCATCCTCATACTCTCCGAAATGCTCAAGTGAATCTTCCCCAACAGTTTCTTCAATATCATCCACAATTTCATTCATATCATCTAGTAACACTCCGTCAGCCGTATATGTAAGACTTATTTTTTCGTAATCATCAAACTCTCCAAAATCTGACGGTTGTATAACATATGGTCTGTCAACAGCAATTTCCTGCTTCTGTTTTTTATTTTGCATATCGCTATAGTTCACATAGCCTTCCCTCTGTAATATTGCTGCACATTCAGCAATACTCGGTTTATCTACAGTTCTACTATCAGCAGTTTTTTCAACAACAGGCTCTACTGATTCTTCTTTTTTATCCTCGTCAAATACTCTTCTTGAATTGAAGTCTTCCTCTGCGAGCTTCTCATACTTATCTTTAAAATATGAGTATGTACCGATTACACCAATTCCAGCACCAATAATCGTGCCTAAAATAAATGCTACTTTACTGTTCATTATTATCCCCCTCTGTCTTGATAGTCATAACGGTTAATGCTAAACCGCCAAAAAGTAAAGAGGCACTCAACAGAATGCCCCCTGTAATATGTCTTTTTCGATGGGTATCGAGAATATAATCCATCATTGATATGAAGTTACCGATTCCTTCCATAATTAGTGCTCCTTTCCACCAAATAAAACAGCCAGACCACTCCAAAAGCAAATTCCTGCAACTGCTGATAATGTTAATCCCACTACATGCATAATAATTCTCCTTTCTATTCTCCACTTGAAAAATAGTGGTTTTCAATCTGAAACATAGGTGTTCCATAATTCCCATATCTATCAGCTGTAAAGAATATAACATCGTAATTCTTCCTATTACGAAGCTCTTCAATTACAAGCTTACAAATATAATCGTCAATATAGCATCTGTCAACTCGCCCATTCCACATAGAAGAAAATTGACTTGGCTGATAAACTACTTCATGAACTGTATTAGGAAAAGAATCAGAGTCAACACGATTTAAAATAGTATCAATTACTAATCGTTTGCCATCTTCACATTCTCCCTCAGCTTCAGCCATAGTAACAAGAGCAATTAACTCAATATCGTCATTTGAAATATAAGTATAAATTTCGCAGGCAACGTCTTGAGGCGCTGGCTCTTGCACTACTACTTCCTCCTTCGGACTAAATGATACTTCTTCAACCGCCTCAGTTTTGATAACCTCAACTGTCACTGTCTCATTAATTTCATCGTTTTCACTTGTTGTGATTGGTGATGCTGCTATACAAAAAGAGCTGGTGATTATCAGTAGTACCATCCAAATTATTTTTTTCATATGCAAATTCTCCGTTTAAATCAGATCTAATATATTACCGTCCACATTGAAGTCTAATAAAATTGCTGGTTCATAAGATCCGTCTTCTGTCTCTCTGTTTGTTTCTAAGATGCCAAAGTCCACGAAATTATCACCAACTTCATTGTTCTTGTTATATACCCAACCTACAATCTGACCTTCCTTGGTTCTGTCAATTCCAAGCATATCGTATACATCATTTAAGAATACATATCCTCTGGCATGTAAAAGATCATTTGCATACTGCTGCTGTCC